TCGGTAAGTTCGGTAAGTTCTGTAAGTTCCAGTTCTACAAGTTCAGTAAGTTCTAGTTCGCTATCTTCAGTATCCTCAGTAAGTTCTAGTTCAGCAAGTTCGGTAAGCTCATCAAGTTCAATGAGTTTCGTTTCTAGTTCATCTTCAATTAGTTCTGTATCTTCAGTAAGTTCTAGTTCAGCAAGTTCGGTAAGTTCTAGTTCTACAAGTTCTAGTTCGCCATCTTCAGCATCTTCAGTATCCTCAGTAAGTTCTAGTTCAGCAAGTTCGGTAAGTTCGGTAAGTTCTGTAAGTTCCAGTTCTACAAGTTCAGTAAGTTCTAGTTCGCTATCTTCAGTATCCTCAGTAAGTTCTAGTTCAGCAAGTTCGGTAAGTTCGGTAAGTTCGGTAAGTTCCAGTTCTACAAGTTCAGTAAGTTCTAGTTCGCTATCTTCAGTATCCTCAGTAAGTTCTAGTTCAGCAAGTTCGGTAAGTTCTAGTTCACTATCTTCACCATCCTCAGTAAGTTCGGTAAGTTCTAGTTCAGCAAGTTCGTCAATTAGCAGTCTATCATCGCTGTCAAGCAGTTCATCTTTTAGCAGTTCATCTTCGTTAAGCATAACGTCATCTTCAAGCAGTTCATCTAATAGTAGTTTATCGTCTAGTTCACGTTCATCTTCAAGTTCTACTGCGATAATAGATTACCCAGCAGGAAAAACATTAACGAGTGTTGGTCCTACTGGAAAAACATTAACGAGTGTTGGTCCTACTGGCTCAACGTTTTCAGATCCATGAGGAGAATAAATTGAAAGTTTTGATAACTGGTGCTGGTGGGTTTATAGGTAGTCATCTTGTTAATAAATGCATAGAAGATGGTCATTATGTGATAGGTCTTGATAAGAAGCCTTTGGATAAATGGATTGTTGGTCGAAGAAAATGTGATTACCGAATACCTTCTACTACAGTAGAAGAAATGGAGAAATTTTACATTGAATTTGATTTGTGTTTCCATCTTGCTGCTGAAAGTAGAATACAGCCTAGTTTTCGCAAGCCTCTTGAATATGTAAGAAGTAATGTACTTGGTACTTCTGTTGTTTTAGAAATGGCAACTCGTCAAAAAGCAAGGGTGGTGTATGCAGGAAGTTCTACTGCTGACGATGATCCAGAGAAGAATGTCTACGCTATGTCAAAATGGCAGGGTGAAGAATTGTGTAAGACGTGGAGAAAGTGTTTCAATGCTGATGTTGGAATAGCTCGGTTTTATAACGTGTATGGAAATAGGCATATAACTACTGGTGCATATGCTACAGTTATAGGCATATGGGAACGTCAGTGGGTAAATTGTGAGCCTTTGACAGTTACTGGACTAGGCACACAGAAAAGGGATTTCACAGCAGTAGAAGATATAGTAGATGGGTTGGCGGCTATTGCAGAACGGGGTGGCAATGGTGAATTTAGTTTGGGAACAGGTGAGAACCATGCACTTGTTGATATAGCTAAGATGTTTGTGGATTACGATGAAATAGAATTCATTCCAAGACCACCCGGTGAGTCAGAAGTTACATTAGCCAATATTAGTTTGAATAAAGAAGTGCTTGGATGGGAAGCTAAACGTAAATTGGTTGATTACATAGAAGAATTCAAGCGTATAAAACCCCCAAGGAGTCAATGATGTCATTGATACTAGCTTACCAAAATAGAGGTTTGGCAAAAGATTTCACTATTGATGATGGAGATGGGGACGCTATAACTCCTGGTGCAAATGATAAAATTCGAATATCTATAGGCAGAATAAACGAAACACCAAAGTTGACGTTTGATAGTGATACTGCTACAGCTAATGGCAGTTCAATTACCATCAATGAGGCTTCAAATCGTTTACGTTTAGACGCAAGTGATTTGGTTGATATTGATCCTGGTATCTATACGCTGTTTGTAGATTATTTTGATAATGCTGATGCTAGCGAATGGAAGAACGTAAGCCGTCAGGTTTTTGTATTAGAGGGAACATAATGACAGAAAGAGATACTGTTCGTTTTGGGATAGCTTTTACCTACAACTGTGATATGAGTTGTCCAGGATGTAACAGATATTTGGATAAAGCTAAGTGGAGTGATTCTGATATAACGTTAGAAGGAATAGAAGAAGGTTGTAATAGAGTAGCTGATGCAGGTATTAAGATAAGAAAGGTTCGGGTAACTGGTGGTGAACCATTGATGTATCCTGATTTCTTCAAAGCTATGAAGTTGATTGATAGAACATGGAATAAAGATTATCCTGCTAGAACGTGTGTGTTTTCGAATGGAAACCATAAATTGTTACGTGGAAGATCTTGGAGATTTAGAGTAGCTACTACAGTAGAATCAAAGTACAGTCAGTTCAAACCAAGTTGGGCATCACCTGCTGATTTGGGTTACACGTTAGATGTTGGTGTAGAAAATTCATGTCAAATACAGAAAAGTTGTGGAAGGGGATTTGATGCATTTGGTTTTTCGCCATGTATTCTTTCTGGCGGATTGGGTAGATTACTTGGTGTAGATCCGTATTCTGTTTATCCTGTGTTAAAAGGCAATCCTGATATATGCAAGCATTGTCTTTATTCGGTACGAAGTAGTAGAAGATCACGATTGTTCAAAAAATTAGCTGAAACACCCACAACAACCACAACGTATTTGAAGATGTTTTCAAAAGTTAAAAAACACGAAATGAAAGCGTTTTCTAAATTTGCTGATAGGACTAAATGATGTTCAGAAAACCTTTGTTTGATGCTCTTAAAGGAATAGTTGATGCTTTGCATGATTTTTCTGTAAAAGGTAATCCACATCATGCTGGTGATGGTAGATTTGCTTCTAAACCTAGTGGTGGTGGTGGAGGAGGTTATGAAGGTGGTGGAGGAGGTGTTGCAGGGGTAAGGACAACTAGATTGTCTAATGGTGATGTAATGCACACGTTTGATCCGAAAGCTACACCAGCAGCACGGAGAGCGGCTTATACGAAGTTGAGTAAGTCTGTTGATGCTAGATACGTAAAAGAACGTGTAGAAGCTGATGCTGGTGTAAAGATAGCCAAGAAGAAAGTGAAAGAAGCTGAAGCACGATTGGCTTCTAAGATCGCAGAAAATCCAAAGGTCAATGCTTTGACTGCTTTGTTGAAAACAAAAATGGAAGCTGCTACAAAAAGAAGAAAGGAGTATGCAAAATTTGAGGAAGAATCTGCCCAACGTATCAAGGTTCTGAAGGCTAAATTGGCTGCTCTGGGACCGCGAAAGCGACGTAAGAAGTCAGAAGGCGAAGAAGGATTAGTAAAGATTGAGAAAGCTTTGCTGACTAATCTTAACAAAATTGAAAAGTGTGTTCTGGTAATGAAAAAGATTGTTATCGAATATCGTGAAATTGGAAAAAAGGCTTCCCAATTATGAGTATAGCTGACATAAGTGAAGTGTTGTTGGATCTTGGTTTGTCTGAATCTGCAACTGATGAAGAAAGAGCAATTGCCAGTACTGCTATACGAAGGGCAGAAGGGGCAGTTAAACGACATCTTCGTTATGATCCACAAAAGGTAGAACATACTGGTTTTTACCCGCAACAAGGAGCTACGCCCGATGGCAGTGATTCTGTTTGGGAGGTGAATGATAATGTAGCTTATCAACGTGGGGAAACGTCTGGTGCTTCTTCAATTTTGTTTGTTCGTCATATACCTATTAGAACCATCACGTCTTTGTATATCGATTACGATGGTAGATCTGGTACACAGACCAATGCTTTCAGTGCTGAGACGTTGAAAGTAGAAGGACAGGACTTCTGGCCTAACTATGATATGGTGGATGATGATGGAGATAGTGTGTGTAGAGATGGGATTATTAGGAGTGTTGGTCTTTGGCCGCTTTCTCCTGGCTCTGTGAAAATAGTCTATGAGGCTGGGTATACGCAGAAAGAGTTCAGAGGCCAATCAAACACCATAGACGCTACTCCAATTTTAGAATCGATTGTTGAAGAAGCAGTAAGAAAAACCAAAAAGGTTTTGATTTTGAAAAAACAAAAAGGTGCTGGGTGGACTGCTGGTCCAATAACGAATGAAAGCTTAGGTGATTATAGTTACTCTGTTGATGGATCGTCGTTAAATAGAATGTTTGGAAGTCAGTGGGATATAACAGGGGAAACTAAAGAACGTTTGAATGATTTCGTTAATTGGGGATATATATTAGGCGGATAATATGAAAATTTTTTGTTGATAAAAATGGAGTATTTGGATGGGAATTATTTATATAGCAATTTGTAAATATACTTTGCATTGTCTACCAAAGAAGCTAGAGCAAAGAAGCGGGAAGCTGCTATTAAAGCGTGGAAAACTAGAAAAGGTGTTTTGACGTGATACTCGATAATCTTCCACATGTATGTAACGCTGGCATAAGAACCCGCACACAAGGTGCATTGGGTGGTGGTAAAGATACGTGGACAAATGTGTTTACCAATAAAGCATGTTGGAGACAGAGTGCTTCTGCTACTGAACTTAGATATGCTGAAAAGATGGGTATTCTTGTAACGCATAAAGTGTTTTTTGTAGAAGATCCTGAAATTGATAATAAGCATTCGTTGGTGTTTTCTGATGGACGTTATGATGTTGTTAGTAGACCAACACCTGATTCAAGCGTTGGGCTTGGGGTGGTATGGAGAGTTATGTTGAGTTATAATTCATCAGAAGGGTGATGTAATGAGAATAACCTGTAACACGATAGAAGAGTTCTTGTCTAACATTATTGATGATGTTAAGTTGTTTGAAAATACTATATGGGTCAGTGTTTCTAAATCACCATTGGATGGAAATGATAGAAATTCTGCTAGGTTCGAAGTAAGTTTTCAGGCTAGTGCTGTGATAATATTTCCAGAGGGTGGAGAAAGTCTGTTGGATCTCGGTATTGATTGTGGTAAAGATTACCATGATGTATCGCAAGAGTTTCTTGGTTCAGAAGAAGCTTCTGAGCATAAAGATAAATTGAAAAGTTTTTGTGATGGACGTGATTTGGTGTTGCGTCCCGGTGTTGTAAGTGTTTAAGGAGAACTTGAAAATGGTAGAAGACAATCAGACTGAAGCCCGTGATTTGTTTGTTGAAAAAATTGATGAGCAATTGAATAATGGGTGTGAACAATGGATGGGTGTATTTTTTCGCGTGCAAGATGGGAAGATCACGCTTGGTGCTCGAACAACTGTCAAATTTCCTATGGGTGATGCATTGGCAGCTATTGGTTTGTTGGCTGGTAATTTGCATGAATTGATGTTGGGAATGGATAAAGATCCGCTAAAAGACAAACCCCCTGCTTTGAAAAAATTCAATGTTGCCAATATGAAGCCTTTTGTTGCGGATGATCCTAAACCTCCGCAATCTCCTATGGCGTTTACAACTCCTTGTTCTGCTCCTGAAGATGAAGGGGATGTTCCACCTCCACAAAAAGAAAAAGAAATCGATCATATTGATCGTAACACTGATGTCACATCAGTTGCACCACAAAAGCCATGGTCAGGACAAGTTGGATACATTCCATCTATTGAAGAAGGAAAATGTTTAGAAGGTGCCTCTACGTTGAAGCCTATTACTACCCCTGAAATAAAAGAGGAGTAGTATGAAAATATTTAGAAATGTACTTTCTAGATGGAAAACACGAACGCATTCCATTACTCGTTTGTTGGTGGATAATTGGGAAATAAATTCTACTAAGTCTCTCAAAATTGTTGAAAATAAAAAAAAGAAGCTAGCAATCTTGAAGGCTGAAGTTTCTCAGACCATTGCAGAAATAGAAGAAGAACTGTTTCGATTACAAACGTTGAATGAACAGGCTCAGACAACTATTGAGGCGTTACGGAATGAGAATGAGATATTGGCAGACATAGTAGTCCCAAATCTCACAGCAGCTTGTAAGCTTGGTCTTGAACGGTGGAATGCAGAAATAGCCGTGCAGGCTCGTAAGCAAGTAACTTCGTCTACATTTGTCGAGAAGGTGTAAAAATGAGTGTGGTAACAAAATCCTTAGAACGATCTCAAATGGTCGTTACGAATGCTAAGCGTGCTTTGATTGAGAAAGGTCCCCAAATCACTGGGGCTATATCTAGTGATGCTGGAATGGCTGGGTTTAGTAACTCTTGGCAAAAGTCTGCTGCCAATAAAGAGCGTTATAGTTTGTTTCGTGGAGTTATGTATGCCGCTGTGAATGTGCTGGCTTCCGAAGCAGCAGGACAGTCAGTACAAATCACAAGACAAAAAGGAAAAGAAAACGAAGGAAAACCTACTAATAAAAAAGGTGGGTATACTGCTGTTGATAAGACAGAGATAGAAATACTTGATAGTCATCCATTGCTTACTGTAATGGAAAACCCAAATCCTATTCAAAATAAATGGCAGTTTGTTTATTCATTTATAACCAATTTGAATCTTACTGGTTGGGCTTACGTCATTTCTGATGTAAATAAAGATGGACGAATGGAGTTGTATTCGTTGCCTAGCACATGGGTAACACCCATTCATACCAAAAGTCCGTTTTTTGAGTTCGATATAAGAAACCCAAAAAGACCTGAAGTTGAAGCTGTCAGACTAACTCAGAAGAATGTAGGTTTCGCTTACTTACCAGATCCTAGCGACCCATTGTCTTCAACGGCTCCTGCATCTTCTCAGATGAATGCAATTCGTGTGGACGATTACATTTGGGCAAGCAGGAATCAGTTTTTCAAAAATGGTATTTTTCCTGGTTCTATTGTTACTATTGGGAAAGATCCTCACCCTGATGTTCCTGCTGGTGTGCGTCCTAGATTAGATCCTGCCCAAAGGCGTGCAGTTAATGCTTCTATTAAGAAGGTGCTTAGTGGTGTTGCTAATTATGGTAATCCTGCTGTTGTAGATGGTATGATCGAAAAGATCGAAAGACTGTCTATGGAAAGCAATGAAATGGGATGGGAGAAATCTGAACAGTCTACAAAAACTGCTATTCTAAGTGCTTTTTGTGTCCATCCATATTTGCTAGGCGAAGCTGTTAGTGTTGGTGGATATGCACAAGTAGCTAATATAGAGAAGAGATTCTATAAAAGGGTAAACACGTTACTTTCGATGTTGTCTGCAACTGTTACCAATTTTGTTGGTAGCAATGAAGATGAAGATGTTGAGAATGTAAAAGTAGAGTTCAAAGAATGTGTGGTTGTAGATCCGCAAATTGATTGGGCTAATTACAAGTTCGCAAAAACTAACAATGTTATTTCGCAAAATGAGTTTAGGGCAAAGTTGGGACTTGGTCCTGATCCAGATCATAATGAAGAAGTTATCAATCGGCAGTTACTTACACCATTGGTTCAATTGCTTGATAAGAAAGCTGCTGGATCTATTACTAAAGAGCAAGTTCAAGGAATTTTAATAGGGATGGGATTCCCTGATGATCTAGCTGAACAGGTTGCAGGTGATGATGTAGAGCCTCCTGAACCACCTCCAGTGATGCAACCCATGCAGCTTCCACCTGGGACAGTTGCTGAGGAAGATGGGCAACAGATCATGGCAGGTAAACCAAAACCGAAAGTGAAACCTAAGAAAGAAGAAGATGAGAAATCACATGTTGATATACTCAGAGATGCTATTTTAGTGTTGAAGAGTTCACAACAAGCAGAATCCGATAAACTTGTAAAATTATTGAGTTAATTATGAACCAAGTAAAGACCCAGTTGTTAGAAGTGCTTAAAGATTTGCAAAAATCGTTGGATGTATTATCCAAAGGTAACACATTACACGATGCACAAGGTAGGTTTGCTTCCGGTGGAGGAGGAGGAAGTGGGGGAGGTGGAGGAAAACCGAGGAATAACCCAAAGCCACTTGAAGATATTTAAGGAGATTTAAAATGGCTGATGACAAAAAGAAAACTGGAAAAGTTCGATCAGAACGTTTCTATGAAGAGAACCCTGAAGAACAGTTCACCGTGATTAAAAAAGGTGATTCCAAGGATGAAGAAAAGCCTAAAAAATGAAATACTTCCATTGTTGTTGGAAACGGCAACGATAGCAGTCACTTCAAAAATAGTTTACGAGAAGAAACGTTTTCGACATAACGTTGCTCGTAGGGTGTATGACAATCACGAAGAAGAATTGCAAGCAGCCATAATTAAGGCTGTTTCTCCATTATTCAATGAGCAAGTTCAATCCATGAAAGAGCAAATGCTTGCCATGGATGGAGAAAAATCTAAAGTTAGCGACCAAGCAAAGGCTTTAGCAAGTCAAGTGTTTGATCCCCATGATCCGAAATGGACTGCTTCATTGATCAATAAAGCTTTGCCTGTGATGGTAGAGCCAATGTTGAAGGCTATGAAAGCTGCCATGGTTGAAGCTGGTGTGAATCCTACGAAGGGACTGAAAGCTAATCCACATCATGATTCTGCTGGTAGGTTTGCTCCGAAGCCTAGTAGTGGTGGTGGATCATCTGGTAATGAAACCAGATCTGATGTGAAAAAGGCTTTAGGTCGGTCTAAAGAAGATATTGATGAAATTGAAAAAGATCTAATAGGCAAAAGAGCAGGCTTATCAAAAAGTACTGAAAAAATTCTTATTGGATACACGAATAATGATCATGTTTATATAAACAGTAGATTACGACAACGTGTTTCTATAGATGAAGTAGCAACTGAAAAAGATGTAGTTGGTTTGCAGAAAGCTTGTAAACAGTCTATCGAAGAAGTGGTTATTTTCCGTGGAATGAATCCCGATCAAGGAGGATGGAAACGTGGGTCTACTGTTGAATTGGGAGGTTTTCTTAGTGCTACTTTAGACGTAGATGTGGCATTACGGTTTGCCAAGAGCCAAGCCAAGGGAACTAGTTATACTCCAAGTTTGATGATAATTAAAGCTAGAACTGGTATTGCTGTTGCCGATAAATCTATGAGTTCTGGGGAACGAGAAGTTATACAAGCTCATAATACAAAGTATAAATATCTTGGTTGGAAACAAGGAGTTGTTAATGGTACGACTGTTGGTATCGTTCAGATGGAGGAAATAGTAGAAGGTGTGAAATTTGTAAAAGCTAATCCATTCCATGATTCTGCTGGTAGATTTGCTCCAAAGCCTGGGATTGGTGGTTTCATGCTTCGTATTGATAGAATTAGAATTGACCCTAATGCTGCAATAACACGTAATGATAAGGACATAGAACTTCTTGGTAAAGATCTTTTGAAAAAAAGAAATAGTTTGTCTTATTATGCAGATGATGCTATTCGAGGATATACTAGTACTGAGTACACTAGTATGAATGAATCTTTACGACAAGGTAGGTCTACAGGAAATACTATTTTTGACAACAGAATAGATATTTTGCAGAAAGCTACTCAACAACCAATAGAAGATATTATTGTTTATAGAGGTATTTCTTCTAGAAGAGATCTTGGATGGTCAGTAGGAGATCAGGTACAAGTTAATGGTTTTGTTTCTACTTCTTTGGATGCAAAAGTAGCTACACAGTTTGCAGAAGATAAAGCACCATTTGAAAAAACACCACGTATTTTGGAGATACGTGCAAAGACTGGTATTTTTGTAAAAGATAAATATGCTGCTCTCACTGAGGAAGAGTTGATACAAGGACATGGAAGAATATATGATTATGTAGGCACTCGTTCTACTGAAATAAATGGAACAACGGTTAAAGTGCTCACATTAGAAGAAGTAGCAACACCAGTAACAAAAGCCAACCCGTTCCATGATTCTGCTGGTAGGTTCACGTCAAGAGGTGGTGGAGGTGGAGGTGGACCTAGCTTAGCTCCAAACACTGGTGGTGGTTCTGGTGCTAGTGGTAGAGCGTCTACAGCATCGGCTACGTATGATGAAGAGTCGAAGAAATGGAAGCTTGGTAATGGTAACCCCGTACCATCCCATATTCCGCGTATCCCACCTGCATGGAAAGAGGTGAAAGTAGCCACCGATTCAAAAGCTGATTTGCTTGTAACTGGTAGGGATAAAAAGGGACGTAGACAATCAGTTTATAGTGAAGCTCATTGGGCCAAAGCTGCTGAGAAGAAATTTGCTAGAACTAATGAATTGAGAACCAAGGAGAAGGACATAAGGAAAGAACTTGACAATGATGTTAAGAATCCTGCTACGAAAGAGCAAGCTGCTACTTTGCGTTTGATACAGGCAACAGGTGTTCGTCCAGGAAGCAGAACCGATACTGGTGCAGAAAAACAGGCGTATGGAGCCACGACATTGGAAGGTCGTCATGTACGTGTATCGAAGACTGGTAATGTCAATTTGATGTTTACTGGGAAGAAGGGGGTCCAATTGAACATACCTGTTTCTGATCCTATTGTGGCTGCTGATTTGAAGTCAAGGAAAAAGAAGGCTGGAGCAAAAGGCCAAGTGTTTGAAACGTCCAGTAGTTCGTTGCTTGTCTACTCCAAAACGAAGGATGGGGGAGGATTCAAGTCGAAGGATTTCAGGACCGCTAAGGGCACGTCTACGGCTGTAAGTTTGGTTAAATCTATGCCTATCCCGAAGACTGAAAAAGGCCGTAAAAAGGCAATAAAAGCAGTTGCTACGAAAGTTTCCAAGGTTCTAGGTAATACTCCTACCATTGCACTCCAATCGTATATAGATCCGAATGTGTTTGCAGCCTGGAATCAAGCTTCGTGATGTGATAATAGAAGTAGGAAAAAGGTGAAAAATGGCTGAAATTTTTGGACAAGAATCAGATATTCATTTTGGTACGGTAGATAAACCGTTAGTTGATTGGCGAAAAGAAGCCGAAGAATATGATCCTGATGACGAAGTTCTTGAAGCAACACCAGAAGATGTTATCCGTATACTTGGTTTTGATCCATTGGAGTTAGAAGATGAAAAGGATGAAGATGATTTAGATGAAAAAGGTAATCCATATCATGATTCGCAAGGTAGATTTGCTTCTGGTCGTGGTGGAGGTGCTAGTTTAGCTCCTGATACAGGTGGTAATACAAGCTAAAAGAGGGCTAGCTGTTAATGACCATTCTGAATCAAGTGGTGAGTTTGAAGTAATACAAGCCCATAAAACACAGTACAAGTTTATGGGACGAAGGAACAATATGATTGGTGGTAATATGACTTCAGTTTATATGTTTGATGAGATCTGAAAGAAACGGCCAACGAACGTGCAAAAAATGTTGAGAAGATATATGAATCAATTAGAATTCATTAAGGTTCATTAAATGCCTAGTACTGCAACAGAATGGTTAGCGTCGAATCCCGATGTAGAAGGACTAGAACAGGTTCTTCTCGATAATGGGATTGAAGTTGGTTTCTTGACTGAATATCCTGATTGGATGAAAGAAGAGATAGCAAAAAAACTTGCTGATTCATTCCAACAGGATTATTGGCAAGATATCCATGGTTCATTTCAAGGCGATGCTGAAAAGTACTTAGAGCAAGGGCTACATGACGGTAGATCCATTAGACAGATGGCCCATGATATAGCGGAATCGTTTGGTGGAGATGGAACAGACGCATATGCTAAACGTAGAGCGATGAATATAGCAAGGACTGAATCTGCTAATGCTTTGAATGGTGCCAGAAAAGCTGGTATGGATCATCTGATGGAAGATCCAGCGTTGAGTGGTACAATGCGTCCTACATGGATGAGTGTGTTGGGAATAACTACCCGTGACACCCATGCTATTCTTGATGGTGTTCCTGCTGATAAAGATGGTATGTGGGTGTTGTCTGGTTATCGGATTCCACATCCTGGTCATTTTTCTTTACCGGCTGGTGAACGTTGTGGATGCCAATGTTCCATTGTCATGGATCTTGGTATGCAAGATCATGATGCTCTGTCTATTATAGAAGCTTACAACTTACGTGTTGATGAAACTAATAAGGCGTTTGAAAAGGGTAATCCACATCATGATTCTACTGGTAGATTTGCTCCAAAGCCTGGGAGTGGTGCAGGTGGTAATCAAACCGAGTCAGCAGAGTTTAAGGCTTGGTTCGGTGATAGCAAGGTTGTAGATGGTGGTGGTAATCCGATGGTGGTTTACCATGGATCGAATAAAGATTTTGATGAAGTGAAGCCGCTTACTTGGTTTTCTGCTGATCCAGCTTTGTCTTCTAGATATTCTGAGGAACAAGCTTATTTACAGCAGACACAAGGGGAGAATGTAAAGTCTGTTTATTTGAAAGTAGAAAAGCCTGTTGAATTTGATAGGGCTGGTCAAGACAGAACTGTGTCTGAAGTTGTTGCTACTATGTCTAAACAAGTAGACATGAAGTCTGTTAATAAAAAGGAAGCTTTGAAAGCAATAGATGAATTCAAAGAAACACATGAAGATGGATCTAAACCATTGCATCAATATTGGAATGATAGTCCAAAAGTGTTTCAGAATTTATTAGATAAGACTGGGTTTGATGGTATACAAGTAAATGAATTGGGTGTGAAAACATATGCTGTATTGAAATCAAATCAAGTTAAGTCATCCATCAGTAATAGTGGTAATTTTGATTCTGATGATCCTAACATAAACAAGGGCTTAGATTCAAAAGTAATTTATTGATAAGGAGTAAACAAAAACAAATTACCAAATAAAGTGAGGTGAGAATTTTGGGATGGTGGAAAACAAACACAGATATCTATAATGCTGTATTAGCTATGCATTTGGATATGAATGTTCAGCTTTCTGAGATTAAGGAAGAACTGAGGTTTGTTAGATTTCGATTTACAAAACCGGAATCTTTTACTATTGTTGAAGTAACCCAAGAGGAAGTATTTATTATGGGAACTACTGTAGATGTGTTCGGGTATGAAATTCAATTGGCAGCAGTGCCAGAGAATAATGATGCCGTGGAACAAAAAGTTGATTTGACTGGAATTTTCAAAGATGCTGAAAATACTTCGGTCATTGATACCATTGTTGGACTAGGGCGAGAACCCCAAACCCTAAGTATCAAAGCTATGGAAGACGAAACTGTTTCTGTTTCGTTGAGGTATGTAGATGCAAATAGTAATGTATCTGAACCCGAAGTAGTTGAATTCACGGTTGAAGATGGGATTGCTCCAGAAGTGCCCATTGATGCTATGACAATTACGCAGACTATGCAAGAAACTGTTGAATTGCCTGATGAAGAAGATTCTGATACTCTGTAGAATATGATTCTATTAGAAAAGTGGCTTGGGGTTTGAATAGCTCTAAGTCGCTTTTCTTTTTTAGTAATAAAGGAGAATATAATGTCACGAAAGAACAAGCGAAAAACTAGAAACAATAATGTTTTGTTGCCTAGTACTGTAGATGATATTCAATTAGCTGAGGCTGTTGAGTATCGGTATTTTGAAATCACAACTCTTCATGAACGTGTAAATGGAACACAGCTTTCCATACCAGAAGAATTAGATATAGCTGTTCTTGCATGGAGGCAGGTTAGGGTACGACACAAAGCTGGGGATTATAGGAATTCTGTAGAAGAATTACGTATGGTTAAATTGATTGCTCAGTGGACCGTTGATGTTAATGCAAAGCTAAGGAATCAGGAAGCTAAAAAGGTAGAATGGAGTCATTGATGCATATTCCAACCATACTGAAGAATCCCAAACAACGAATAGCAGATGTAAAATGTACGAGAATTGCATTTCAACCTGGGGATCGTGTGTTAGTTAAGACTTGGCACAGATTAGATGTGGAGGCACAGAAGAAGTTCATTAAAGCAGTAAAAAAGTGGGCAGGTGTTGAAGTTGAGGTGTTGATAATTTGTTTGAAAGATATGGATTTAGAAATAGATAGAGTGAAGAACATTGTCTAATCCCGATTATAGAAAAATAATAAACAATGATGAGTCACTTGCTGTTTTTTTAAGAGCTATGGCTAAATATGATAAGTCTTTCTGTAGCTTGATGGCAGACGGTGATGATTTTACATTACGGATGGAAGTCCGTGGTGACAAAGGCAAACTGATTCATTGTCGTGTGCATAATGACAGTTTTGAGCGTCCATGATATATCTATTGCGTCACTTTTTCTGTTTGTTTATAATTTGATTGAATTGAAAAAGCGTCCAGGCGTTCTTGTATAGAAGCTGCGACACATAATAACCGTTTTCGCGGTTTATGTACCGCAGCATTTTTATTGGAGACACAAGATGAAAAGCGTATCATTTGGATTTGGATTGGCTGTAAAACTAGCATCCCGTACTCTCACCATTACACGAATGAGTAGAGCCGGTGATGATTCTGCAATTACACCTATCCATGATGCTGATGCTGGATCTACTGCTACCAGTGTTTCTGTTGCACTAACAGATAATACCATGTGGCAAGCGAAACTTGTTGATATCAGTGATTCTGGTGTAACGAGTGTTCCTGACATTTTGAATTTCCATACTGGTTCGTTGCAATTCCCTGGTCCTCGTAGTGAAGATCGTCTTACCATTCTTTCGATGGAAGAACTGTCTAGTTCCAGTTCTAGTTCTTCTACTAGTGAAGCTTCGAGTTCAAGCCATAGCTCCCTGAGTGTATCCAGTTCTAGTTCTTCTAGTTCTAGTAGTTTTAGTCATAGTGCTAGTTCGTATAGTAGAAGTACTAGTTCCAGTAGTTTTAGCTCTTGGAGTTTGACCAGTAGTTCTAGCTCTACATCGTCTGCAAGTTCTTCAAGCTCATCGTCTTCGCAGAGTGTTTCTAGTTCTACATCGTCTGCAAGTTCTTCAAGTTCACATAGTAGTTCCAGTTGGTCAGCCTAATCTGGAAATTTTAATAGTAAATAGGAGTTTAGGTCATGCCTGTTGAAAAATGTTTTTCAGACAAAGCTTTTAACACCATTATTCGATCTATCAAAAGAGGATCGATCGGCAATGCCGCAGAGTTCAAAACTGCTACGTTTTATGTTATGAAACGTCTTGGTGTGAAACGAAATACAGCAAAAGTTATTAAAGGAAAGATTCCTGATGGTAGCGATCAAATCGATATTGGTTCTTTTGTTAGTTGGGCGAATAAAGTTCTTTTGACTGACAGAAAAGCTGTTCGCCAAATCATAGCAATTGATGCTACTGCTTGTATTAGAATTGGTGGGTAATCATGTTTCTGAGTTATGAACAAGTTGTTGTTGGTAATACAGTACGTGACCAATCGTATTTGACCATACCTGCAAATGCAACGATGGTCGAGCTACAAGCGGATACGCAAAGTATCCGTTATACCATGGATAATTCTACTGATCCTACCGTGTCTAGTGGAATGGTTTTGTTGGTTACACAAGAACCTAGAATGTTTTTGATTGAAGATCTTAAAAGAATCAGATTTATTCGTGGTGCTGGTTCGAATGCCAATCTTAATATTCATTATGCTGCTGGGAGGGATGTTTGATGCCCCTGACAAAACCAAAACCTTCAATTGATCCGAATGAAGAGCTTTTGAAGGCAATTCGAAGCAGAAAATCAAAAGATACTAGATTCGGTAGGGGAATCCTTACAGCCGATTCTTATGTTAAACCATTCGCTGATATGGCTGGATTGTCTGCTTGTTACCAGTATGCTGCTACCCGAGAAACTAGTTTTGATGACATCATTCAGAAAGCCGCGAAGACGTTGGTTTATTCGAATGATGAAATGGATCTTGAAGAAAGAGCAACTTCATCTGTTCAATTCAAGGGAATGCTTGAAGGTGCTGGTGAAGGAGTAGAGTTACCTAAGAATACCCTCATGGTGTTTAGACACAAGTTGTCTACATCTATGGAGGATCGGGATAAGGATATTCTCCGAACTAGAGGGATGAATTTAGATCCAAAGATGCTGCTATTGTGGCAGCATATACATACCATGCCCCTTGGTCCTTATCTATATACAGTCAGTCAAGACGATAAGTCTGTGCGTGTTGTATCGGCCATTGTCGATATGAATGAAACTACGCATGATGCTGCTGTTATGATAGATAATGGAATGGGTAGGTTTAGTCATGGATTCAAAGCTGTTGAATTTGAGAAACGTCGTAATGAGAAGGGTGAAATTACTGGCGGTTTCGATATTATGAAATCCGATGTAATGGAAGAGTCATTGGTTTCTGTTCCTGCTAATATAGGTGCTGATACCGAAGACGTTTTGCTTTCTCTTGTGTCGTCTGGAAAGCTCACATCACCATTGATGAAATCGGTCGCAAAGACTCTACGCAAGGGGCATCCTACCCAAGTTCAAGGTATTGAAGTAAAATATCGTGAGAAGCTTGGTGATTGTGAACGAGAAATCACTTGCTCTTCTTTGGGCGATTTGAAGTCAGCCGTTGATGCTGGTTTGATTGGCACAAAGACAGAAGAAGAAGAAGGAGATGAAGATGAGAACAAGTCCACAGATACAGGAAGCCTTGAAGGAGGAACAGAAACATCAACCGACACATCAGAAGAAACCGATGGAGTTGATGGAGAAGAAGGAAATCTCGAAGAAGAACAGTTGTCCAGTGACAAGGAAGTAGATACTGTATCTGAAGATACAGAAGACGATATTGACACCAAAGGTGTTTATATCGATTTGCCCTATTCGTTTGAGGACATTTCCAAAAAGTTACGTGACTTGTTGGAAAAATCAGAATCCTCTTCGATAGGTATGGCTGCTACATATCCTGGTCGTTGTATTTTTCAGAAGTACTTAAATGATAATAACGAAGATAAGTATTATCAGATTGGGTGGGAAATGGTTGATGGTGCATGTGTCCTTGTAGGTACATCAAATGAGGTAAATATCTCGGCCATTCTATCAGATTCCAAATCCGCATATGATCTTAATGAAGATAATTCTCTTGATGATGATGGAGAAAATGAGTTCGAAAGCATTGACGCTAAACAAGCAATGGCAGTTTTCTTAGAGAAAGCGTCAGCAACAGAACGTGACCATATGTGTTCGTTGTTAGAAGCGTTTGCAGTAGTTGATAAACGTAAGCAGCAAACCAAGCAATTTCAATCCATAATCAAACGTTAAGAAGCAACTGACCTCACAGAAGTGTGGTTGTTGTACAAGTTTTTTATAAGAAAGCAATCATGAACATAACTAAGAAAATGCGTGAATGGGCTATTTCCAATTTGGAAGTGACCAAAGACGCAACAGATGAAGATTTTAAGAAAGCTATCGGTATGGCTTTGGCTACTGGCGATCTTTCCAATGTGAAGTACATTGAATTGAGTCAGGATGAAGCTGATACTGAGGCTAATGAATTCACTAAAGAATTCGGTCGCCTTGCTGATGGTCTTGAAAAGGCTGTGAGTATTCTCACCAAAGAATCGGAAAAAGTAGAAGAGAAGCCCGAGGAAAAGGAAGAAGAGAAGAAAACCGAGCCTGAAACGAAGGAAACTTCGACTGAAAAGAAGGAAGAAAAGTCTGAGCCTTCCAAAATTGAAAAAATGATTGGTGGAATGGGTGGAACGTCCAGTGAAACCGATGGAGAAAAAGCGATGAATATTCGCTGTAAAGAAGCTGTTGAACAGTATGATGGCACTAAGTCAACGTTGTGCTATCCCGAAACCACCAAGAACGGTCGTCCACATCAATATGCTGGTCAGCCTGTTACGGAATTCGGAAAAACGAAGAACACGTCCAGTCCTCGTGATATGGCTCTTTCTGGTGCATGGGCGAAGTATCAGATCCTGGCTGCAACACCCAAGCTTGCTGGTAATCCACAGCTTGCGTGGGACCGGTTGTCCGATCATGAAAAATCTCTGTTGTCTCATCTTGCTGAGAAAACTGATTGGGATAATTCACAAGATGGCAAAGCATCCACCATGAAGGGTTATCCCGGTGGTATCAAGGCTTTGATTGATGATTCCACTAGTGGTGGTACTGAAGCCGCTCCGATTGTCTTTGACGATCAAGTCATCCAAACCCCGTTGCTCTATGGTGAGCTTTATCCGCTAGTTTCTACCAAGACGCTTGATCGCGGTCGTCGGGTTGAAGGTGTTTCTACTGGTACGGTTACTGGTAGTTGGGGTGGTGTGGATAGTACGGAAATCACTCTGTTCAATACTGCCAGCTATGTCAGTGCTTTCGATACGACTATCTATCGATGGGAAGGTGCTATCCGTATCGGTTTGGACTTCTTGTCTGACACGCCGATTGATTTTGGTCAGCACATCACCACCCAATATGGTGAACGTCTGATGGAAGATCTGGATGATGTCATTGCCGTTGGTAATGGTACTACCCAGCCTGAAGGCATTATCAATAAAGCCACTGCTACTAGTGTAGCTTGGGGTGGAGCAACGTCCATTGGTAATTATGAATCGCTTCGATTCGGTGTTGCTAAGCCTGAACATGGTTCGAACGTCAAGAGTTCCGCAATATTCTGTGGAACAGAAACCAGCTATCAGCGTGCCCGTGCGTTGAATGTTGGCACCAATGATGCTCGACGTCTGTTTGGTTATAGCTATGATAGCTATTCTCTTATGGAACGTCCGTATAAGATCAACGAAAGCTTGTCTAACGCACAAGTTTTCTATGCTATTCTAGCTCGATATCGTATGTATCGACGTAAGGGATTGGCAATTCGGACTACGACTGAAGGCGATACTCTTGTTCGTCGGAATGAAATGATGATTGTTGCCATGGCTCGCTATGGTGGTCAATTGGAGCGTGGTGCCTGTGCTGCAATCACCACTACTGCTCCTGCGTAGAAATCAAGGAGGGTATTCCTCCTTTGCAAAGCCACCTCACTAGTTCTGTTCTTCGGCTGGTGAGGTGGTTTATATTATTTGAAGAACATACTAGAAGGAGAACTTTTGATGCCTGAAACTTTGAAGAAGAGCAATGTTGTGCTATCCCCATTTGGAATAGAAGCAGATCATCCACGTAGTTGTGATTTGCTTCTACAAACCGTTCCCAATTGTCGTTTACGTTCAGCAGTAATTGCTAGTAGAACGACCATTGTGAATAAACAAAGTCCTGAAAATCAAGCAGTTATTCCGCGAGATCAAGCACGTCATTGGGGATCATTGCCCCCGATTCCTGGTATGCAGGTACATGTAAATCCTGCCAAATTGACGTATGTTATTTCAGATCCATTGTTTGAAAACAAAACACTTTGTGATCGTATTCAATCGGCTTTGGAGTCTGATGATAGAATGATAGGTGGTGGAAAGCTTCGTGGTGTTCCTCCACTAGAAGGTACGCTTGATGTTCATCGTATGAAGTCATTATGCCGTGAGATTGTTTGGCTTTTAGAAGCTAAAGAAGCGAAAATGGCAAAAGGTCCACGACCTGATCTTGAAGATGTAGACGATATGCCTGGAAAATACATGTTGAATCCTGGCAGTCGTGTTCCCAACAGTCAACCTACTTTCGAAGAAGATCTGCCAGCATATGTAGAGAATCTTCAGAAAACTGGTGGATAATGGCTTATCGTCCTGCTGTATTAGCTGCCCGAAGGCGACGAAATAGAGCACGAAAAGCAAGTGGTGTACGATTTGAATGGTTCATTGAACAAGTGGCCCAGAAAGTTCGTATTTCACTTCGTCGTAGGGTGGCTATAGCAGGACAATTTTTGCAATCTAAAGTTGTTCAAAATATCAGTATTCCCGTTCGAAAATCAATTTTGGGTGGACATACTGTAACAACTGTTAGATCTAAAAAAGGAGAATTTCCAAGAGCCGATACTACGTTGTTGAAGAACACTATTTTCAATGTGGTCCGTACTTCTGGAAAAGACATAGTAGATGCATACATCGGCACACCATTAGAGTACGGTCTTATGTTGGAAGTTAGTAGGAAAATGGATCGTTCTTTTTTGTTGAGAACGTTGAATGAAGAAAGATCTAATCTAGTTCGTATTATTGATGGACCTATTCGATGAGTGTTGGTACAGCAGATTTACAGAAAGCCATCGTAACTGTTTGGAATGCAAGCAGCTTAAATGGTGTATTTGTTGCTCTTGGTGGGGTTGTTCCTGTGCTTAGAGACCAAGAGATGGTGCAAGGACAAGCATATCCGTATTGTGTATTACCCCAAGCTTTGGTAAATACAAACACTAGAATGTCTAGTACTGTTGATAATGCAAACAGGCACGTACGTGATATTACTCAGTCCTTTAATATTCACGCAAGTGTTGTAGATGGTGATGATAGAACTGCTAAAGAGATAGCGGCGTATTTGGTTGAAGAGGTTATGAAAGTTTTTGGTGGTCATCCAACAGAAGTATCTACTCCGTTAGTGTTGGATAATGGTAATCATTTGATAACTCAATACCAGAGAGAAGTACCTGTTCGTACTGGTGACGATCAATATCAGTGGAACATAGAGTATAATTTTCGAATAGATGTGCCAGTAATGGCATAATTGGAGATAGAAATGACACGCAGTTTAACCTCACCAAAATTTAATGCTAGGATTAGTGGATCGTATGTGAATACACTAACAGATGGAAATACTGTTAGTGGTGCTGCTCCTAATGTTACATATACTAAAACTTTGACCAATGGTGCAGAAGAAAATCAAGCTAATAGGGCTTGGATGAGTGAGGATCGTGCTCTTGCTAATTATGGACAAGAGACGCTAGATCTATACGATATGTCTGGTATTGATATTGGTTCTGGTGAAGGCTTGGATGCTTTAGGACAGGCTATAATTTTCGAAGAGATCGTTTGTATAATGATCGTCAACGAAAATGATATAGATGCTGCTGGTGAATTGGAAATCATACCAGCTTCTTCAAAAGGCTGGGATTCCATTGGTTCGCATACGGTTGCTAATGATGGGGCTTTGGCTGGTCAGGGATGCTTATTTAAGGCGAATCCTGCTTCTGGTGGTTTCAATATTATTCCTGGTTCTAAGTACAGAATCACGCTAAAAGCTAATGGTGGAGATGTTACATATTCTGTGTATATATTTGCACGGAGTGATGATGAACAATCATCTAGTTCTGGTTCTTCTACTTCTAGTTCCAGTACTAGTTCGAATAGTTCTAGTTCCAACAGTTCCAGTTCCAGTACTAGTTCGATGAGTTCTAGTTCCAATAGTTCTAGTTCTAGTTCCAGTTCATTGTATAGTTTGTTGTCTAGTTCTAGTTCTAGTTCTAGTTCGTCATTTAGCAGTACATCACCAAGTTCAAATAGCTCGTCTAGCATATCAACATCAAGTACCTCTCAGTCGTCTTCGTCTTCGTCTTCTACGTCGAGTGCTTCTAGTTCGTCTAGTTCGTCTAGTAGTGAGTCGAGTAGTAGTGTTTCAGTATAGTTAAAACTTAAAAGGATAATAACTATGTCAAGCGAAAATACCGTAACAGGAAGAGGCGGAACGTTTTCCGTCGATGCCACTGCTATTGCTCGAATCACGCAATGGGCTGCTAACCCTACTCTTGCTACAAGTAATGAATGGGGTGACAGTGATTCTGCTGGTTATACAAATCGTTCTGCTGGTAGGAAAGACTGTACCTTCACTGCTGAAGGTAAGTATGATGATACTGAAAAGGTATTCACTTTGTTTGTTCCTGGTGATATAGCTGCTGCTATTTTGGCCGTAACATCTACTATAATAGGCTATACTTTTGCTAGAGCGTTATGCAATGATTTCAATATTTCGGTTAATGTTGATACCGAAGAAGTTATTGGTTGGACAAGTGCTTGGGGTGCTGATGGCTCGTTTGCCGCAAATGCATAAGTCGTTTGTTTTGTAAATTTTTAGGAGAACAGATATGTCAGAAGATATGGCTAGAGCCCTTGGGGCAACAGGCCCATTGGTTGTTAAATTCGGTGATAAGGAATGTCCTGTAAGGGCTCTTGGTCTTCGTGAATTGACTGAAGCTGAGAAGATATGCCTTGAAGATTACAAACGTTCCTTTATAGAAACGTTTGCAAAAAACATTGATATCATTCCGAATGGCATGGATTTGCTAGAACGAAAGATGGATCAAGCTGCCAGATGGGATGTAGATGATTTGCCCACAAAAAAAGCCTTTGATAATACGAAAGTATTTGTTACTAAGAAGTTGACTGATTATGTAGCTGATACTTTTGGCGTAGAAGCTTCAGAGTTGAGTGATAAAAAGGTAAAGACGCATACTGTTGCATTACTAGATCAAGAGACTCTGTCTATAGATGAATACACAAAGTTGACTGGTAAACAAATCCGTTCCGTAGATATACCATATGTGAATTGGTGGATTACTGGATGTTTTGATGGAATGGTTTCTTTCATTTGGTTATGTTTTCGAAAATATGGAGTAACCAAAGAAGAAGTACTGGTAAAAATTACCAAAGAACCTATGTTGTTGGTTGATCTCAGTCGTGAAATTGAATCACTCAGTACACCAGCAGTGGGAAATGGTTAGGGCTCGCACCACATGAAGAGGAGACAGGTGATGAGCCCAAAAAAGAAAGGTCTTCGACCGGGTTGCTATGCGGCATAGGTCCATTTGAACTTCGGTTACTATGCGATGATCCTTGGGTCGGTGGCCACGGGATGAATTTGACAGAAGTAGCTGAGTTATCATTGGACCAAATCTATATGCTGCTAACGGATCGAGATGTACTGAAGTCTAAAGGTGTTAGATCTAAATCTTTATCGTCTGCTGCTGCATGTGCATTGATAGCCGACAAAGATGGAATGGCCAAAGGTCGTGATAAAGACGGTAATCCTATTGTTGGTAGAATAGGTGGAAAATCCCTAGCTACAATAATTAGGGAGAAAGCTGAAGAACGTGAACGATTAAAGGAGTTGAAGAACAAAGAACACAAACACAAATCTGAACCTGCAAGTTTTTCTGGAAAGATGTCCAGAAAACAGAGGAGGAAGTTACGTGGGACTTGAATTAGGACAAGCATGGGTTAGGGTTCGAGGTGATTCTACAAAATTGCCCGGAGATCTGAATCATGCTAAGCAGCAAGTTATGTCTGTCACTAGATCTATGTCTAGTGGCATTAGTGGTTTGATGGCTCCTATTCTTGGTGTTGCATCATCAATGGGCACGTTGATATCTGCTCTCATGTCTGCTGGTAAGTTTGAACAGACCCAAATTGCTTTTGGTACGATGATCGGAAATGCTAAGGAGACCAAGAAAACGCTGGCTGATTTAACAGAGTTCGCCGCTCTTACACCATTTGAGATGCCTGAAATTGAACAAGCAGCACGCGGTCTAATTCAATTTGGAGAACGTGGTAAAGAATTGATGGGCACGTTAAGAATGCTTGGTGATGCTGCATCTGGTTCTAGTACACCATTTGGTTTCTTGGCTTTAGTGTTTAATCAAGTTCGTGGAGTTGGTAAATTACTCACACAGGATTTTAGGCAATTGAGTACTAGGGGTATTATATCTCTAAAAGATATAGCTAAGCATTACGATGTCACAACTGAAGCTGCTCAGAGAATGCTTTCGTCTGGTAAAATTAGTTTCTCAGATCTGAAAGATATATTAAAAGGTCTTAGTGGTGAGGGTGGTAGATTTTTTAATATGATGGAGAAGCAGTCTAGGTCTCTCTTGGGTATGTGGAGCACGTTAAAAGATGCTATGAATCTAGTAAAAAGAGCAATTGGCGAAGGTCTTATGTCAGTCGCTAAACCTCTTGTTGGTGTTTTTATTGCAGTAACTGAAGCAGTTCGTGGATTTGTAGAAGGACATAAAGCATTTGCTGCCGCTATGCTTTTATCAATAACCCTTGCTACTACTTTGACTGGTGTAATGATTGGATTAGCCATAGCATTTAATGCTGCTGGTGGTTGGGCAATTACTGGAATCGCGTTGGGTATTGGTGCTGCCTTTACTGTTGTGGGTACTGCTATTGGTACTGTGGTTGGCTGGTTGTCTAATCTAGTAACTAAATTAACTGGTGTAGAAGGATCATTCCATGCTGCGTTTATGGCCGAAGCTGTTGAGAATTTTGCAGTAGCTTGGCAATCAGTAAAGGATGCTTTTCATAACGTAGGTTTGGCCATTGGTCGTTTAGTTGGTCAATTTTTGGAGTTGTTTGGGTTTTCTACTAATATTGATGATATGGAAAAAACTATAGGTGAATGGACAATATTCATAATCCATGGTTTTTCAGAAATGGTAAAAAAAGCTGCTGTTTGGTTGGAGGTGCTTACGCTTGAATGGGATATTACGATGGAGTATCTTGATTTAGCTTGGACACAATTTTTGATTAAGTTTATTGGTAGATTTGCTGATATGGTTGTAAAGATTTCTCAATACATAGCTAAATTCACTGGTGTTCTTGGTAAGTTGTTTAGTTTGATAGATATTCCTTCTGTTGAAGATTTACTTATGGATTCTGATGCTGTTAAGAAAATTGAAAAAAGGATGGCTGATCTTGCAAAGAAATTAAAGAAGACCATGAAGGAAGCTTTGAAACCTCCTGCTGATGCTCCTGATCCTGAAGATGATGAAGAAGACAAAAAAGAAGAAGAAGCAAAAGGATCTTGGGAAGAATATTTTAAGAATGCAGAAGAAGCTAAAAAATGGGCTGAGAAGGAGAATATGACTCCTATTAAGCAATTTGCTGAATACGAGAAAAAGCTAAGATCTGTTGCTGAAGCTGGTTTGTTCCTTGGTGATGTTAATAAAAAATTGATGGATAAATGGCGATCTTCACCAATGGGAATGGTAGTTTCAAAAATGGAAGATCTGTCTACTAGTATCAAAAGGGTTGGTGCTGGTTATAGTTCTGTTGTAATTGGAATAATGAAAGCTACTGAAGCTTTTGCCAAGATGAGTAGTGCAACTGCTACACAGACTGCTATGTATGCAAAAATGCTGAAGGTACAAGCTTTTCAGAAGACCAGTAAAGATATGCAAAAGATGGCTCAAGATTTGCTTGTTTCTGCTGGTGCTATGTCTAAAGTCGATTCACAAATGAAACGATTCAAAGAAACACATCTTGTTGCTCCTGAACAAGAAGGTGCATTACGTAAGATGTTTGAATTGCAAAACCAGAAAGCTAAGGATGATAAAGAATCTATTTCTGGTAGAATGGGTTTTTCTGATTACGCTAATCGTATCCAAGATGCTATGCTAAAAAAAGATGATCCACAAAAGAAACTGGTGAAAATGTCAGGTACACAGATTAGTTGGCTCAGTAAGATAGCCGGCAACACTGCTACACCTCCACCAGCTACGCTTGCTGGACCATAACATAAAGGTTTATCAATGAGTGTTAATCAACCCAAATCAGAATGGAGAATGCAGTCTTCGACTGGTGTTAAGGTCAAGCTGTTGTCTAGAAAAGGCAGTTTCAGTAGAGGTGGTGCTGAAGGCGAAGAGGTTTATGTAATCAAAGCTGAAGATCTGATGGATTTTATCCATACAGGTTTACCCACACCATATATTTATGCTGGTGTTACGTATCCTGGACGTGCTGTCATGTATGGCGTCCCATCGCTTGTTGTTGATAGCATATCGTTTGAAGGTCTAACTGATGGAATACCAATTGATCCGTTTGGTTTTGATTCTGATGCTCCAGATGGAACGTATGAGGACGACATAAAATGTGTTGTCAAATATAAGCCTAGAGAAAAAGGAAAGGACAACGAAGACTCTGATCCTAGTAATCCGTTTTCTTTCCTCCAAGTCAGTTCCAGTTCTGCTGGTGAGTTTATTGCTTCTCCTATTCCTGGTAAAGCACGGTGGTCTAAGTCGGTATACCATTCATGGGAACCAGATGCAGGCACATGGGAAGAGATAGACCAAGGTGAGGTAGAAGAGGCTAATATTCCCGGCACTCTTAAAGTTTCTATGACTGAATGGTCTGTAAGCTGGCCTCAAATACCCTATGATTATTTTTACAATACTGTGCTGCCAAGACTTCGTTATGCAAATGGAACTGTAAACAGTAGTACCGTTGGTTTGTTTAATAGACCTCCCCCTGCTACGTTGTTGCTGAATGGATGGTCAACCAAGGAAGAGTATATTTGGGATCTTGGTAATGTTACCACACCTCCAATTTCTTTAGAAATGCGTTTTTTGGAGAAGAATTTTTTCTCACCTGATAGAGCTTATCCTGCCCCTGGTATTCAAGTCACTCATCAACATGTATACAGACCTGGGAAGGGTTGGCAGATAATAAAAATTGATAACCATTATTTATATAGTGGTACTGATCATAACCAGATATGGAGCCCATAACTCATGTCTGAAAAATTTCCGATCAAAAAACCAGGGGATGTTTTAACTGCTGGTCATATCAATGAACTGAGTAAAGCTGCCAAATCTATTAGGAAGATGCGTCCTGGCAGTTTCACATCTGGTGTTGATTCTTCTGATGGATTTGCTGTCAATACACAAGCTCCCCATAAGCAGTTTGTTATGCGGATAATGCGTAAGGCAGACTCATACAATTATCCAGGACATGCTGGTGAATGGCTTGGGCATATTCGTTTTTATAACCATGAAAATCGAGCATGGAAACCTACTGATTCTGAGTTTGTATCTCAATTGTATTTAGAAAGAGTTACTGGTAAGCCAGATCCTAATGGTGAGAAAGAATGGTATGTTGATCCTACCCATTGTGGAAAAAGGCTCAGTATTGGGGATAAGGTTGTTTGTTATTGGGATGAGCAAAGAAGATCTTTTATTCCAATAGATAATCATATACAAGAATTCGAATTGTATGATGAATTGCTTACCACCAGCAACATATCAGTTTTAGCATATCCAAGGTACTATGATGTTTTGACATACGCATGGAAAACGGATTTTTCGGAAGTGTTCTATGTAGTAGATCCATTCACAATGCATAAGGGTAGAAAAAGACACAAGTTTGCTTCTCCCCATGAGCAAGGTTCGTTGGGACGGGCTATAAGAGATACAGTTCAAAATCTATGGAGAATAGTTGAATTACAGCCTACTGCTTATTTTGTATATGGTATTTCATACGGTGACTTTGATAAAGATGCGTCTACAATAGAATTAAATCCTAATCCTGATATTTGTTTTCCTTCCGGTGCTATTTACACAGATCAATCCCCCAAAAATAATCTCACTGTGTTGAACGATGGTTTTTGGGGAAAGGAAGGTTCGAAGTGTGAAGCTGCATGGGATGATACAGCCAGTGGATGGAGATTAGTTCATGTTCATGCTATTAAGGAAATAACAGTTGTTACTAATGTGTATTGTGAAGATGATGATATTGTTGTTTGTACCAGAAAGGTACAATTGAATTCCCCCAGTAATGCTGATGATGAAGAATGCCCATATTAGTTGAAAATAGCCTATATATAGAGAATTTTTATGGGATACATACTTACTGGTGCAGATGCTAGTTGTTGTTGTATAGGTAGTTCGTCTAGTAGTTCCACTTCGTCAACGTCTTCCACTTCGTCAACGTCTTCTATTTCGTCAATTAGCTCGGTATCATTAAATAGTTCTTCTGGATCGATAATCTCTTCAACTTCGTCAACGTCTTCCACTTCGTCAACTAGTTCTGTGTCGTCAACTAGTTCACTCTCATCAGTAACGTCTTCGATTAGTTCTAGTACTTCGTCAACTAGTTCTGTGTCGTCAACTAGTTCACTCTCATCAGTAACGTCTTCGA